GAAAAAGTAACTGAAATTGAAGCAGCACTTCAAGCACAACTTGATGAGCAAGCAGCTCCTACAAAAGCATCTGGTCTTCCTTGGTCTTAATTATGATTACACTTATCCGTCCAATCTTATTTTCATTCATGAAGTCAGAAAAGGTTAAATTCCTTATTCTTGATCTTCTTAAAGCATATGCTAAGTCAACAGATAATGATATCGATGACAAAGTAGTTGCTTTTGTTTCTGCTGGATTGTTCCCAACTAAATAATGGAGTGGGAAGCAGTACCTATCTTCCCCTACCTAGAGCTGCCTGAAGCGCCCGGATTACCCGGTCCTATACTAGATGTACCAAAAGCGGATTTACCATCCTACAAACCGCTTGTGGTGCCTCCCAGTGCCCTTAGGCCGCCACCCGGTATTAAAGGAATTGACAGCAATACATATGATGAAGCCCCAAAGGATACGAAACCTAAGGCTTCACCAGTTAAACCTTATGTTCCACCAGAAGCTCAGATCATAGGAGTACCATTTACGGACATTGAAGTCCCAATGCCTACTACTACGATCATGACTACTGCAGCCACTACTGCATTTATTTCAGTAGCTGCCACATTAATAGGACAATCATTATTTAAATATTTAGTTTCATTATTTAAACCTATTATAAAACAACTATGGAGCAAGTTAAAAAAGAAGAAGTTGGAGGAAAGCCCAAAAACTTCTTAGAAAAGGTAAAAGAAAATACAGAAGACGAGCTTCAAATCCTAGGTACGTTTGTACGTCTAGGTGTTGTAGTTTGGAGTGGTTTTATTATTACTCTTAACTATGTAGAACTACCAATGTTTAAAAAAAGCGTTGGTGGAGATATTACATTTCCTGCTTCTATATTTACAGGAGCACTTGCTACATTTGGTTTGTCTACTTCAAATAATAAATCTAATAGTAAATCATCAGACCCTAAAAAGAAAGACGAATGAAACGCTTACTATTGCTTTTGATGTTGGCTAGTCCAGCAGCAGCTCAAAGTGTTACCCCAAATTTTACACAGGGGTCAATGCAGTCAACCACTACTACTACTGTTGATATTGATCGCACTATTGCTACTAATATTTATGGTGGTGAATACTCATCATGGTCAGGAACAAATGTAACACCCAGTGGAGATATCAAAGATTCTTCCACAACTTATTCAGTAACAAATGCTGGAGAGCAGTTTCAACTAGAAATTATGACAAGAGCAGCAGGTATTGTCGAAGACAGTCTCGTAACAGAAACTATTCAACAAGTATCTACTACTACATCCTTGTCAGTATTCTCTCAATAACACCTGCTTACGCAGAAGACCCAAAAGTTCAAAATACATCTAGTCCTGTGGCGGCAGCTACAGGTAACGTAACTAATCAGGCGGTGCAATTCCAAAATAATGGTGCACCGTCTAGGCAGTACTTCAGTGGTAATAATAGCTGTAATGGTACAACCATGCAGATTTCACCATTTTATATGGGTAATGATACAACCCCTATGGATCCTACCAGTTACGTCAAAAGTAATAACTGGGGAGCACAAGTTAGCTTCTCAGTACCTCTAGATGGCGGCATGATAGAAACCTGTAAAGGTATCGCCCGTAAACACGAACAAAAAATGCGTCTTGACTATGAATTAGTCCGGGCGTTGAAGTGTACCGAGATCATGCAGAAGGGATTTACCTTCAGACCTGGTTCTCGTGTAGAAATTTTATGTAATGACATTGTACCAATTGTAGCCCTTGAATAGATGGAAACAATAGTGTCTGTTGTCATCGCTGTAATCGCTGGCGGTGCAGCACTTAATAACAGACTACACAACCGAATAAATAATGTACATGATCGCATCAGTGGTCTAGATAGACGTATTGATGCACTTGAACTAAATGTAGCTCAAGATTATGTATCAAAAGCTGATTTATCAGTAATGGTGCAACGTATGGAAGACCATATGATACGCATTGAAAACAAATTAGATCAAATCGTATTGAGGAATTAATTATGTCTAGACCAGCAAACAAAAGTCATATGCAACAAATGTTTGACGACAATCGAAAGAAAGCAGGTGGTGATATGAATAAACCTGCAAAGGGTAATATAAATCCTTATCAATGGAAACCAAAACAAGCAAAAGGTAAAGTTGATAAAAAAGCATTTGACAGTAACTTTAAAAAACAAACATAATTATGTCTTATCAAATTATTGACTCATACACAAGTAAGGTGATCGGTACATACGAAACTGAAGCTCAAGCAGTACGTGCTGAATCACACCTTGTACATGAACCTAACGAAACACGTTACGAAATTAAAGCACCAGCTAAACCAAAAGCTAAAGCTAAAAAAGCTAAATGACAAACAAGAAAGCAACTGAAGACCAGTTCAACGAGTTGCATAATCTTGTCACAAAAGAATTCCTTGCCCGTATTAAATCGGGTGAGGCTTCTACACAAGATCTAAAAGCAGCTTGTGATTGGTTATCAAAGAATGATATCAGTGGTGTCGCCTTTGAAGGTAGCCCACTAGATAAACTGGTTAGTATTATGCCAACTGTTGACCCTGAACTTGTACAACGGAGACTTTATGGCACGAAGCTCTAATCATAGCGGTGCTAAATACGCTAATGGTAATTATAAATCATATCAAAAGAAATATGATGGCTCTAAATTACAGATCTCTAAACGATCCAAACTAAATAAAGAAAACCGTAAACGTGGAACCTACGGTAACGGTGATGGCAAGGATGTATCCCATAAGAAAAATGGAAAGACATTCCTCGAAGCAGCATCAAAAAACAGAGCACGTAAAGGACGCGCATGACCCCACTACTTCCTACCCCTAACGATTACCTCTACAACTTAATAGCCATGACCTCACCAGAAGCTAAGCGTCTGTGGAGGCGCTCTATTAAGGAACACTTTGACCATACTTGTATCTATTGCGGAAAAACCTATGACCTTAGTCAACTATCTATCGATCATGTTCATCCTCGCGCTCGTGGCGGAGAGGATGTCGCAACAAATGTTGTATGCGCCTGTACCAGATGTAATCAGGATAAAGGAAGTACACCCGTCCTAAGTTGGATGAGAGACAAATTTGGAGTTAATAGACTCCGTGAAAAACTAATTATGGAGTATATTAATTAATGGCTGGAAGATACGAAACAAAATTAAATGCTGATCGGCAAAAGTTAAAAAAAAGTATTAAAGACTTAAATACACGGCGTTCTAATACTTCTGATTCTAAATTAAAAAGGCGCTTAAATGGTCAGATTAAAGCTAAAACTCGCCAGTTAAACGATCTTAACCAAAGAACTTCTGGTATGCGTACTGGTATTGATTCTAAAGGTGGTTCAAAAAAGCGTATTCCCACACAACCTACACAACAAGCACACCATTATGGAAGCAGTTTAAATAATGCTGCTGCTTTTTTTGAAGATTTAGATCCAGCAGAAAAAATTCTGATGGAACAAAAAATGGCTCAATATGGCATTATTCCTGGTGATGTCACGATGAATAGACTTGACATGTATACAGATTTACATCAAGCTGGTATTCATCGTTTAGAACGTGAGTTAAACTTAGAAGGTAAGGAATATTTTTCAGCAGGGTCTTCGTTTGAAACTAAATTAAATGCTGTGGAAGACTTTGCTAAAGATCAGCGGTATTTACGTCAATTAGCAGAAGAAGCTCAATTTAAAGCGGGCACTGAATTAGGTGGGCTTTCTCGTCGTGTTGAGGCTACTGCAACAAGTGAACAAGCTGCAAATTATCATGACATTGAAAGGCGTCGTATTGCAGAAACAACTAGAGATTTTAGAGAATACGCACCTAAAATTCATGAACAAGCAACTGCTTTAGGACCACAAATTTTACCTGATATTACAGATAGACCTAGACTTGATTTTAGTAAAGGTGGTGTAAAATTAAAAGCTGCTAGAGCTGTACCTTTTATTGGTCTTGCAGTTGCAGCTTATGTTGCAGGTGAACAAGCTTTAGCTGGTGATTTAGTTGGTGCTGGGGGTACTTTAATTGATGAAGCTGTTGGAGAAATTGGTCTTGATAGTACACCTGTTGCTAGCGGTGAATTAATGGATGCTCCTGCTCAACAGCAAGTTATTCTAGAACGTCAAGCTAACCCTACTGTAGCTGATAAAATTATTAGAGACCCACTTAATGAATTAGAATACCTTGGTAAACAAGCGTTCAGTTTCTTTGGCTCTGCTGTTCGCCTGGCCTCTCCATTGGGCCTGTAAGCCCTCCTAACCCCCTACACGCTAGATTCTACCTATGAACACTTTAGACCTCCTTAAAGACGATTTTAAGCTATTCCTACAAGCATTATGGAGTGAATTAGATCTACCAAACCCTACACGTGCTCAATATGCAATTGCTGATTACCTTCAACATGGTCCAAAGCGTTTACAAATCCAAGCATTTAGGGGAGTTGGTAAGAGCTGGATTACTGGTGCTTTTGTTCTTTGGACTTTATTTAATAACCCCGAAAAGAAAATAATGATTATATCTGCATCTAAAGAACGTGCAGATAACATGTCAATCTTCCTACAGAAATTAATCATTGAAACACCCTGGTTGGTACATTTGCGCCCAAAATCTGATGACTCCCGTTGGAGTCGTATCTCATTCGATGTGGCTTGCTCCCCTCACCAAGCCCCTTCTGTTAAATCAGTGGGTATTACAGGTCAGCTTACCGGTTCTCGTGCTGACTTAATGATCCTTGACGATATTGAAGTTCCTGGTAACTCAATGACAGAATTTATGAGGGAGAAACTTCTACAATTATGTACTGAAGCTGAATCTATCCTTACTCCCAAGAATGATAGTCGTATTATGTTTCTTGGTACACCTCAGACAACATTTACTGTCTATCGTAAGCTAGCTGAGAGAGCCTACAAGCCCTTTGTTTGGCCTGCTAGATATCCTAGAAAGGTTTCACAATACGAAGGCTTGTTAGCACCTCAACTGGTACAAGATATAGATGGTGGTGCTGAACAATGGGATGTAACAGATGATAGGTTTGATAATGATGACTTAATTGAACGTGAAGCATCAATGGGTCGTAGCAACTTTATGTTGCAGTTCATGTTAGATACGAGTTTATCCGATGCTGAAAAATTTCCTCTTAAATGCTCTGATCTTATCGTCACTAGCGTTAACCCCTCTACTGCTCCCGAATCCATCGTTTGGTGCTCCGATCCACAAAACGTTATCAAAGACCTCCCCATTGTTGGATTACCTGGAGACTATTTCTACTCTCCAATGCAGTTACAAGGAACATGGGATCCTTACCAAGAAACAATCTGCAGTGTTGACCCGTCGGGTCGTGGCTCGGATGAAACGGCAGCAGCTTTTATCTCGCAACGTAACGGTTTCTTGTACTTGCACGACATGCGTGCTTACAGAGACGGGTACAGCGACAATACATTACTCGATATTTTAAAAGGTTGTAAAAAATATGGTGTTACTAAACTCCTCATTGAAACTAATTTTGGTGACGGTATTGTTAGCGAGTTGTTCCGCAAACATCTTCAACAAACCAAACAAGCAATTGATATTGAAGAAGTCCGAGCAAATGTTAGAAAAGAAGATCGAATCATTGATTCCCTTGAGCCCATCCTCAATCAACATCGACTCGTTATCGACAGGTCTGTTATAGAATGGGACTTTAAATCTAACCCACAAGCTGCTCCCGAAGAACGTCTTCTTTATATGTTATTCTATCAAATGTCTCGTATGTGTCGTGAAAAAGGTGCAATCCGTCACGACGATAGAATTGATGCTCTTGCTCAAGGTGTACAATATTATACAGATGCAATGGGTATCTCTGCCCTAGAAGAAATTAAAAATCGTAAACGTAATGAATGGAATTCAATGCTAGAAGAATTCTTTGATGACCCACAATCTTCTGCTAATCATCTCGTAATGGGTATGAATTTTGAACAAAGACAACAAGCTAAAAGTGGTGGTAAAAACTCTATTCCTACCTGGGTTTAAATTATTGTTTTTTATGGGCGGATGTATAAGGGGGAAGGGAAGGGTGGACCCGACTCCCCGAACGGGGAGGAATTCGAGACAAGCTCTCATTCCTCCTTCTTTCTCTAATGAAGAGTGAGGAGGATCCAAAGACACAAAGACAAACACTCCCTCTTCTTCATTCTTTAAAAACACATCCTTTAATAAGATAAATCCTTATTAAAACTTTAATAAGATGAATCCCGTGAGAACTTATTAAACATCCCACCACAAACATTAATCCCACCACAACTTATACTACTGTATGCATAATGTAGAGTTAGTTCATGTCACTCCTGATGCTGAACAATTGATAGCTTATATGGCTAGAGTATCTAATCCAGATAATCAAGATAATCCTGATTGTATTAAATTAATTAAATATCTTATTAAACATAATCATTGGTCCCCCTTTGAAATGGTTAATATGTGTGTACAGATTGACACTACCAGAAGTGTTGCTAGTCAAATCTTAAGACATAGATCTTTTAGTTTTCAAGAATTCTCTCAACGGTACGCTCAAGTCGTTAACACGCCATCATTACCTAACTTTAGACGTCAAGATACAACAAATAGACAAAATAGTATTGATGATCTTAATGAATTTACTCAACAAGAGTTTCAAATACGTACTCAAGACCTGTTTGATCAATCCTTAGCCCTTTATAATGAAATGCTCTCCGCTGGAGTTGCTAAAGAATGTGCAAGAGATGTTCTCCCCCTCTCAACACCTACTAAACTTTATATGAATGGTACTCTACGCTCTTGGTTGCATTATACTGACCTAAGATGCGCTAACGGGACTCAACTTGAACATCAATTGATTGCAACTGGCGTTAACGGGCTAATACGTACTCATTTTCCACTTGTTGCAGAGGCAATGTGGCCCGGTCCGAGTGAGTGAAACGAACGAGGGGTTAGATAACCTCGTAAAAAAAAAATGACAAAAATGTCTCAGCTCTAGTATCATATAAGTAACGCTGATAAAACCCCCATAGGGTCATAAAATATACTGATCACAGCCCGCTCGCTTCGCTCGCTCCCCGTCAATACGTATTCGTACTGTACAATAATGTATGATCATGTATCATATCGTGGCGGAGCGAGCGCGTAGCGCGAGCGGATTAATTTATTTATGTATGATACGAATACGTATCGTTATCGTGTATTGATAATGATAATGATTCTCAAAACATCTGTTTGCGCTTTACTTAGTGGCACGGATACGTAACGTATACGTAACGGTTACGTGTTAACGCAGTCAACGAACTGTCTACCAATCCAACACAAAGGCGTTGAGCTGTGCCATACTATATGCATACCAAACGGAGAGAGACATGCGACTCATTGAACAACAGATGATTGATGCAATCAAGCAACGTAAAGACTGGAAGAAAGACAATACACGCATTGAGACTATTAACTACAATGATACTTATGTGTGTTCTAATGTATATCTTCACAACAATCTTATTGGTGTCGTTGGTACTAATCAAGTTGAAGTATATGATGGAGGTTGGCAAAGTAATACAACCAAGTCAAGGTTAAATGCTATCATCAAAGGATTGTGTGATGGGTTTACATGTAGTGTGTACCAACATAAGTTTGAGTGGTTCATCACTGATGATAAGTTAATACATCAGTTTGAGAATGGATATACATTTGCGAGGGTTTGAGTAATGAAACTCAAAGAAGTCACATTCACACTTGGAGCTAAGCCTATGCGTACGTTGTTATGGTGTAACACAGTACCAAAGGGTAAGCGTAACAAACCAGCTAAGATTAATGGTATACAACATCATGAAATAAGCGAGAGCATAGAACACACGTACTATCAGCCATTGTGAACCAATGTTACAACTGTCCATTATCTCTTGACTTTTCAGCCAATCCGTGCCATACTAACAGTATGAACAAAACAACTACAGCTACAGCTTCATACACCATTAACTTCTGGGATGGTAGAACTAAAGAATGGAAAGGTTGTGGAGCGGGAACATATACTGACATCAATCAAGCTAAATTAGCATTACGTACACATAGAGATATGTGTGCGGGTGTCGTTGATTTCAAACTTGTAACAGTATCATGAGTAACACATACACAATGACTAAAGAACAACTCATCGCCTTA